TAAGGCGGGAGAAGTCACTCTCTCCAGACTAAGTCTCGCTTTTGGTGTGTTGACACCTCACCAAGAGCAGCCAGATATACTTCAGCGCTAAGAATCTTAAACACTGAAGTCTAAGTCACTATATTTAATAATATGCTAGAACTTCAAAGAGTGACTCTTTGAGTTGCTAACACTTACTTTCTTCCTCTCCCCACAGATCTCCTATCTGATTCTATGCTTCGGTTTTGGAAGCAATGAAACAGACTGGAATCTAGAGGGAAGGTCGCTATGGCTGAACATATAAAGTTACAGCGGCTAGCGGTGACTAAGTATCTGGCCGGGGAAGCACTGAGCCTTCCTGGAATCCTTCAAGATTCGGACCACTTACCCGTCGTATTATCGAGGGGCTTGCGTCTCCGAATAAAAGAAGGAGACCAATGGGCTATAAGGTGATCGTTAACTCTGTTATCGATCTCCCGTGTGCTTCTCGGTGGTAAAGCGGTCGACTTCTCGACTATAACGGAACCTAGCACAGGAAATCACTGAGAAATCAGCGATTTCGAAATGGTTCAGTTCCATAAGGCGATAGGTCGACCCAAGCTTAACTACCTTTGAAATGAGTATCACTGGTCTACCAAGGCCGGTCCTAACGGACCAGGTCTGCAAGGAGCGCTGGCGGACTTAAGAGGTATCAAAGACTCTAAATTATTAGATAGTCTAAGAACCTTTTATCCACCAGAAGCTCCTATATGGCGTCTGTTAAGCGCCATATCGACGCCTCTTTACTCGCTTTCTGAGGCATACTTCAAAGTCTCTTATAAGAGGCTAAGAAAGTTGTCAGTCAAGGACGATAAAGAGACGAAGAGCAGAGTCTTCGCGATACTTGATTATTGGTCACAGTCAGCACTGAGAACTTTACACAAGAGCCTTTATAAGCAATTGAGTAGACTTCCAGGTGACTGTACCTTTAACCAAACACGCCTAACCAGCGTGTTCGCGAAGGACCTCAGTAGACCTTCAAAATTCTACAGCTTCGACCTGTCGGCAGCAACAGATAGATTCCCTCTTGAAATTCAGGAGCGTCTCTTATCGTTACTGACGAACAGAGAAGTTGCAGAAAGTTGAAAGCAAATCATGATCTCAGAGAGTTTCTGACACCAAGGAAAACCATACAAATATAATTGTGGTCAACCGATGGGTGCCTACTCATCTTGAGCCATGTTTGCACTGTGTCACCACATGGTAGTATATATAGCAGGTTTACGTTCTGGGCTTAAGCCTAAAGCGATTAAACGTTGCTACATGCTACTAGGTGACGACATAGTAATACATCATGACGAGGTAGCTCGTCAGTACAGAAACATAATTTCTTCTCTCGGTGTAGAGATATCTAAAGTTAAAACTCATATAAGCTGTGACAGCTTTGAGTTTGCTAAAAGATGATTCTCTTCCGGAGTTGAAGTTTCACCGTTCCCAATAGCGGGTATCCTCGAAACTTCGAAGTCATGACCATTGCTGGTCGAGCTTCTTAGTCACGAGGTACCTTCTAGAGGTTACGACTCTGTGCTTGACTTGGGAGCCCGGTTGGAATCCCTGAAGACAATGTATACCCATAATCGTTTAGGAGAACAAATCCTAAAACGAATACAGATATACTTGTCTCTCCCCTGTTGATATACTGACGAAAGTAAAGCAATCCAAGCTTTAAAAGCCTGGCATTCTTTAGTTAAGTCACGTATTCCTTTCTCTTCACTCACCATTTTAAGGACCGCAACCTTAGCGGCCCAAACTATAGTGAGAAGAGAAATCGGGGCAGGGATTAAGAGAGTCCAAAACGATTACTTTGAATTATTTCAAAAAGTATTCGCATTTGACCCTCGGGACGGTTCCAACCACTTACCGCTGACCGACTCTAACCTAGACCCGTATGACATCCCTATGCTATCAGTTCTTCGTCAGATGACGGAACGAGGCCATCAGGGGTTATCACGTGGTCCAGGAGAGCCTCATTGGTTGGATTTCTGAGAACAGTGGAGATCATTAGATTTAATGATGGTCCCAAGGTTCAATGGAATCCTTCCTCTGAGAGCTCATGAGAGTCGGTCGAGTAGCCAAGCTCACCTAGCCCTGCTTGTTTCCAAATCTCTTTCTTCAATGACTGAAAGTCAGATAGTTGAAGAGTGAGAGAAGGAAGCAAAGCCTGTGCGGAAGAAAGGTAGATTAGCCCGGATGAAAGAAGCCGGGATCGTACCTCCGTACTAAGTAAGCGTTAGCTACTCTTGCCTGCACCATGCTAATAACAAGTAACTTGAATCGGTGGATTCCGACTCCAGTCCTGAACAGGAATGATAACCAACTGCCTGTTTAGGGCAGTGGATGGTTCATCAGTTCAGGTTAGTTATTAGCCCCGAATTTATTCGGGGGGGTTGGTGCAGAGCTATCCCACCTTGCGGTGG